GCTTTGGCCGTTAAAAATTGATTCCGTACCATTTTGTCCGTCACCGCCTGCAGCCGTACCACTAGCACCTCCTGTGCCTACAGACAGTCCATAACTTTGTCCAGCAGTAAATAGTTGTCCTGTAAAATATCTTAATCCGCCAGCACCACCGCCACCGCCAGGATATGCATTCCCAGCCGAGCCACCACCACCAGCACCTCCACCTACAATTAAATAATCTGCAGTTATAATATTTTCTACAGTTAGTGTAGCAGAATTTGATGTAACACTTGATGCTCCAGGTGCTGAAATAACTACTCTGTATAAATCACCATCGTCTAAAGCGTTAGTTAACGTACCTGTTGTATAACTAGAACTATTTGCTCCGCCAATGTTATTCCATGTAGTTGTAGCTGTTGACTCTGCTTTTTGCCATTGATAACTTTGTGCAACTGCATAATCAACACTAGAACTTACGGTGAATGTAGCAGTTGTTCCTTGTGATACTGTTTGACTTGTTGGCTGTGTATTGATAGTAATTGTCACTGGTTCTACAGTTAGTGTGGCAGAATTTGATGTAACACTAGTGTTTGATAGTACTCTAGACACTACTACTCGATATAAGTCATTATTATCGTTAGCAACTGTTAATGCTCCAGTAGTGTAAGTTGAATTTGTAGCACTGCTTATAACAGTCCAAACTCCGGGAGTGCCTGCTTCAGACTTTTCCCACTGATAGGTAACAGCCCTTCCAATTGGGGTTGTAGTTGCAGTTACACTAAACGAAGCTGTAGTTGTAGCGCCTGCTGTTGTAGACTGTGGCTGGCTTGTAATATTAATTGTAACAGGATTAACTGTTAGAGTAACTTCGTTGGATGTTGTTTCATTAGCACCGGGAGCTGTCATAACTACCCGATACTTGTCTCCGTTATCGTCTGCAATTGTAGTTGCAGAAGTTGCATAGCTAGTGCTGTTAGTACCAATGTTAGTCCAAGTTAATAAATCAGTTGATTCTGCCTTTTGCCACTGATAGGTAACTGTTCTGCCAACCGGGGTGGTTGTTGTAGCAACAGTAAAGGTAGCAGCCGCTGGCTCAGATACACTAGTGTTTGCTGGCTGTGTTCCAATATTAATCAATGCAGCCGTTACAGTTAATATAGCCTCATTCGAAGTTGCACCATTAGACTCAGGTGTTGATAATAATACTCTATATCTATCTCCATTATCGGTTGCTGCGTCTAAACTTCCAGTAGTATAGCTAGTAGCATTAGTGCCAACGTTAGTCCAAGAAGTTGGTGTTTCCGCCTCAGCTTTTTGCCATTGGTAAGTAATTGTTCTGCTAGCAGGCGTTGTAGTTGCAGAAACAGTAAACGTATGAGTTTCTAAATTGTATCTAGTTACGCTACTAGGTTGTGTACCAATAGATATAGTTACCGCATTGACTGTCAATTGGACAACATTTGATATTACTTCACTGGCTTCTGTGCTGTTTAGTCTAACACGATAATACCTTCCAGTATCTGAGTTTACTAGTGTTGCTGTAGTATAACTAGCCGTGGTTGCCCCACTACCACCAGATGCATTGGCCCAACCAGTAAGCCCATCAGCTGACTGCTCCCATTGATAGGTAATTGTTTTACCCAAAGGAGTAGTGGTTGCACTTACACTAAATGTAGCTGTACTAGTAGCAAATGCTGTTTGATTAGTAGGCTGTGTACCAATAGATATAGTTACTGGATTAACAGTTAGTTGAACAACATTTGATATTACTTCACTAGCTTCTGTGCTGTTTAGTCTAACACGATAATATCTGCCATTGTCTGAGGTTACTAGTGTTGCTGTAGTGTAACTAGCTGTTGCAGAGCCTAAACCTCCCGATGCATTGGTCCAGCCAGTAAGTCCATCCGCTGACTGCTCCCATTGATAAAAAATTGTTTTACCTACAGGAGTAGTAGTTGCACTTACACTAAATGTAGCTGTATTAGTAGCAAATGCTGTTTGATTAGTAGGCTGTGTACCAATAGATATAGTTACTGGATTAACTGTTAGCGTTACTTCGTTTGAAGTAACTGTTGTAGCATCGGGGTGAGTTAATTGTACGCGATATAGATCACCGTTGTCATCTGCAACTGTTAATGCACCTGTAGTAAAACTAGTTGTATTACTAGCTACCGATGATGCTGTTCCTACATTGGTCCAAACTGTCGTTGCTGTAGATTCTGCTTTTTGCCACTGTGCAGTAACTGTTCTACCAACTGGGTTAGTAGTAATTGAACTTGCTGTAAACGTTGCGGTGTTGGTACCAAACGCTGTTTGATTAGTTGGCTGAGTGCCTAAGGTTATTGTCGGCCTTGTAACGGTTAATGTAGCAGAGTTTGAGTTAACACTAGCACTTGATTGAGTTCTTGAAACTACTACTCGATACAAGTCTCCACCGTTAGCATTAAAAGTAGTTGATGTTCCTGTGCTGTAGGAAGTTGTTGTGCCACCAGTGCCGGTAGACACATTTGTCCAAACTGTTGGTGTTAATACATCAGCAACTTGCCACTGATAAGTTAGCGCCCTACCAGTTGGGTTTGTACTTGCCGCTACTGTAAAAGTAGCTGACTCGCCACTGAATATAGATTGATTGCTAGGCTGAGTGTCAATGTTTACAATTACAGGGTTAACTGTTAAAGTTACTGTATTAGTAGAAGTTGGACTACCACTAGGTACAGTTAATTGGCAACGATATTTGTCACCGGCATTTGCAGGTACTGTAGTCGCTGCTGTAGTATATGTTCTAGTTGTACCGCCTGTTCCAGTAGTAACATTAGAAAAACTTGTAGGCGTCAACGCATCAGCAACTTGCCATTGATAACTCACGGTTCCTAAGTTAGCAGATGAATTAGTTTGGAATGTAGCAGTAGTTGGTTCTGTAACTGTTTGATCAGTAGGCTGTTGGGTAATATTAATAGCAATAGCATTAACTGTTAGCGTTACTTCGTTTGAAGTAACTGTTGTTGCTCCTGTTCTTGATACTAGTACTCTATACTTGTCTCCATTGTCTGCACTTACACTTAATGTTCCAGTAGTATAACTTGTACCCGTAGCACTACCAATGTTGGTCCAAGTAGTTGGTGCAGTTGATTCTGCTTTTTGCCACTGATAACTTAATGCTCTGCCAGCCGGAGTTGTAGTTGCTGTTACACTAAATGTAGCTGTTTGTGTCTCAATCGCTGTTTGATTAGTAGGCTGTGAGGTAATATTAATAGTTACTGGATTTACTGTTAAGGTGGCTATATTAGATGTCACCGGAGTTGATGTTAGTCTTGATATAACAACTCTGTATCTATCACCGTTATCTGTGCTAATGACTGTTGCCGCTGTGGTAAAACTAGTGGTAGTAGCCCCATTTATATTATTCCAAGTATTTGGAGTTGTCGATTCTGCTTTTTGCCACTGATAACTTAAAGTTCTACCTGTGGGATTTGAGGCAGCGGTTACTGAAAATGTTGCTGTGTCAGGTTCAGAAACAGCTTGATTTGTGGGCTGAGAACTAATTGTAATACCAACAGCATTAACGGTTAATAGTATTTCAGATGAAGTGATAGTATCTGCACCGGTTGATGTGAGTACACATCGGTACAAATCTCCGTTATCTGCCGATACTGTAGTTGATGCAGCAATAGTAAATGTAGAGTTTGTAGCGCCGCCAATGTTGTTCCAAGTAGTTGGTGTAGTTGATTCTGCTTTTTGCCATTGGTAGTTAATAGTTCCAGTAGGTACTCGCGTTGCTGTTATAGATAAAGTTCCGCCGTCTGGCTCTGAAACTGTGAGGGATTGCGTTTGCGCTGTTATATAAACTACAACAGCTCTTCCACCGGGTGTATTATAAATTTTATGTGATACAACAGCAAATATTGGCATATTTTAATAACTCTGTGCTGCCCCAATTATTCTCCAAGTAGTACCAATTCTTAGTACACTGAAACTGAATGATTGAAGACGATTGGCTACGCCTGTTGGTGTAGTATTATTTGCCCAGCTAAATGTTACACCTGTTGTAGACGAATTAATTTGTGTTACTGTCGGAATAAATGCAGATGCGCCTTGCGGTATTAGTACAACAATATTGTATGCGTATGTATCAGTAGTTGGTAAGTTAGTAAAGTTAATATTGTAGTTACCTGAAACTGCGCCGCTTTGATAAAACAACGATCCGTTAGCCCAGTTATAGGCAACAGTTGCAGCAGAAGCAACAGTACCACTTGCATTAGTATACTTTTCTTGCGTATTCTGTATTATAGTAGTACCAGTTACAGTAAGTCCACTAAATGCACCAGTACTAGCTGTAGTAGAACCAATTGGAGTGTTTTGAATACTACCAGCATAGATAGCACCGCTAACACCCATACCTCCAGTAACTACAACCGATCCTGATGAAGTATTAGATGCTATTGCATTCTGTGTAAATGTAGCTTGACCTCCAGCACTGATAGCACCACCAATATTAGTTGCACCACTAATACCAACACCGCCAGTGACTACTAGTGTACCAGTAGATGTAGTACTAGACACTGTTCCTGCTGTGAGCGATACCTGAGCATTTGCTGCCAGTGTTGTAAATGCTCCAGAACCTCGTGTTGTAACACCAATGTTCATTCTATCAATTGACCCTGCTGTAGCAGGATTAATAGTAACACTACCGCTACCAGAAGGGCTCAATGTAATTGATCCAGTGCCCGACGGAGTGAAAGTAATAATAGAATTTGTTCCGTTATTAGTTATATTTCCGCCAACATAAAGAGATCCTACTATTCCAGCACCGCCAGCAACTTTGAGAGCCCCAGAGGTCGTGTTAGTTGCAGCTGTATTTGAAGTGGCTTCAAGTGTAGTGGATTGTAAGCTACCGCCAGCATAGATAGCACCACTAATACCAACACCTCCTGTAACTACTAGCGTTCCAGATGTTGTAGTTGTTGAGGCGGTATCTGAACTAAAAGTAACAACATTGGCGACATTCATATGCCCGCTAATACCAACTCCGCCAGTGACTACTAGTGTTCCTGATGTTGAGCTTGTTGATGTAATGTCCCCTGTAAATGATACAGAACCATTAGCAGTTAAATCTGTGAATCCACCTGTTGATTTGGTTGTAGCACCTATTGGTGTGTTTTCAATGCCAGCAACAAATAAATTACCAGCAGAGTGTATATCTCCTCCAACCCCCATGCCCCCTGTAACAACCAATGCACCCGTTGCACTTGTAGTTGAAACAGTAGCATTGGTAACAGATAATATTCCCTGTACTTCTAAAGTTGATTGAAATATGCTAGCTTCAGGTACTGTACCGCCCTCAAACGCTAGCCCGTCAATCCAAGTTACAGCTCCGCCTGAACCAGCCGATGCTAAAATTTGTCCTGCAGTTCCGTAGTTGGTTCCGCCTAATCCTAATGCACCTGAACCGTTGAACTGTATTTTTACGGTGCCAGCCCCGTCAGCAATAACAACATTTCCAGACGTTGAATTAATGCCCGAGCCGTCATTACCGCCAATAATTACGTTATTGTTACCAGTTAACAGTAAATGTCCTGCTAGATGACCTATTGATAGATTATTACTTCCTTGGTTGTCTCTTAATGTGTCTGTTCCAATTGCTATATTAGCACTTCCTGATGTTCTAGCAGACTGTGATTGATTTCCAATAGCAATATTATTATTAAGGCCAGTCTGTTGACCTAATGTTGAAAATCCAATAGCAATACAGTTAACACCGGTTGTATTTGATCCTAACGGGCCGTTGATTCCTGAGCCGCCACCTACAGCAACGTTCTGAGAAAAGCCAGCGCCTGCATCTGCACCATTGCCTAATCTAATACCATTAGCAATAATGTCTCCGCCTGTGTTTAACCTACCGGCAACACCAACACCACCCGTGACACGTAGAGCACCAGTTGTTGTATTTGTCGATGCGGTTGAGTTATTAATGAATACTGTTCCAGAAATTGTACCGCCGTTATAACCACCAGATAATGACGTAAGTACAGCACTACCGCCCATGAATATAGTACCTGCAGCATACAAATTCCCGCCGAGCGCTGCGCCGCCAGCGACTATAAAAGCCCCTATATGAGCTGTCATTGTTCCACTGGCTGTAGTTAATCCTTTAACAGTACCTCCCAGCGTGTCGCTAATTGTAAATTGGGTTCCGCTAGGAATTGTTTTAATGTAATAGGTTACATTAGCTTGTATGCCGCCAAAGGTTGTTCCAGTAAAGACTACGGCTGAATCTAGTGATAAACCTGTAGTAGAAGATGTTGTTAAAACGTTTGTTGTTGCTGTTGTAGCACTAATAGTTAATTGAAAACTATTACTGTTATCTAAAATTCTTATCTCGCCGCCAACATCGCCGCCGTCAAATGCACTAGCAGATCCATCCACATACGCTTTTGTTGCTACATCAGTTGATAAAACAGGGGAACCAACATTAATAATTTTACTGCCACTCATATTAATGTCGCCAGCAGCATCAATAATAAAATCTGAACCAGAAGTAAATGTAATAGTACCTAAGGTGTCGTCGTATATTCTTGGTGTTTTAACTGATGTTCCTACAACAACAGTTTCGGATACTTCTAATGATCCTAATACGTCTAAGTTATTATTAAATGTGCCGTCACCGGTGACTTCAAGACTTCCTCCAACACTAGCATCAACGGTTACTGATAATCCTGAAGTTGTAAGTGTATTGTTAATAGTACTCCAAGTTAACAGCTCACCTACATCATCAACAGTTTTACCATTAGCAGGATAAAAGGCTATACTACCTGTAACACCTGTACTAACAATACCGTTAGCGTCTAAGTCAATTCCTTCTAAGATAGTGCTTAATCTTGTATCAACATAAGTTTTAACAGCGGCTTCAGTTGGTACTGTATCATCTAATGGGGAAGCTCCGCCTAATAGAGGATCATTTGAGAATTCACTAACAGCTATTCCTCGTTTAAAGATAATAGAATCTAAGTTTGATAATTCAGTAATGTCTCCAATACCTTGAGCACTTAGAATTCCGTCAACTGTAATATTAAGACCTGCACCTACTTTAATTGTACCTAGTGTTGTTGCAGAGGCAATACCTGGTATAACGGAATTAACATACGTAATGGTTGCTAGGTCTGGTGGAATTGGTAAATTCGTAAGTCCGCTGCCGTCGCCAACAAATGCTTGGGCTTGAATCGTCTTTGATCCAAAATCTACGGTTCCAGGGCCGCCACTGCCACCACCTGAAATATTTGAAAGATCGGCTCTTAAAAGGGGTATTCCGCCTTTCTCAAATCCGTCAAAAAGAACTAAGGTTTTTTGGTCCTTATTGTATCTAATTTCACCGTCGTTAAAACGGTATTGATTAAGAAATAGCTCTTCAGTGCCCTTCAGCCTAATTGTTTTTTCTGACATACTGGCAAAAATCCTCTAATATCATTATTTACCAATAATGCGGCGTTGCTAAATTAGGTTAACTAAGTCAAAAACTGTTTGTAATTTAGCTCTTATTATCCTACTAGAAAAGCTATTTTTTAAGCCTTGATGTAGGGGTTTAGGCGAATAGTCAATATTAGCCCAAGAATAGGCAATGTGTTCTTCGCTAAGTTTAGGTATAAATTCTGATTCAACTACACACAAATAAGTATGAAAATTAAATACTTTGTCGTTTGATACAAAAGTTTCTAACGGTATAGTTTTAATAATATTAGGACTAAGACCAATCTCTTCTAGTACTTCTCTTTGTAAGCCCTGCCAAGGATTTTCATCTTGAAAATTAGTACCACCGACTAGTCCCCAGGTCCCCGCGTGTTTCCCATGGGCTTTTTGTAATAATAAAAATCGTCGTGTTTCTTTAGCATAAAATAATGCTCCGCTACAAACAATACGATCCTTTATAATTCTATTCTCCATAGCCCTGCTTTATACTCGCCTTCAAACGATTTAGTCCATGCAACGCCGTCCCACTTGTATTGCACTCCTGTATATATATTTGTTTGATAGATGAGTATGTCATTCTTTTGATTGCTATCAAAAATTACATTCCACTGAGTACCTGTCCATTCAATAATGTCATTGGCAAATGCAACTAAATCAGAATCGTTTGTTCCCTTCCATGCATCTGCACCGTCGTCATTATCAGCACTACCGATATCATCCACTAACAAATATCTGCGGCCTGCTATTTTACTAGGTAACTTTGAATCTGTAGGTGTTGTAGTTTGAGGGTTAACTATAGCATGGAATACTCCTGTGCTATCAGATGAGTATTTGTTACTAGCATCGTATTCTATGTCAATTCTTTCTATATTACCATTACTGTCAATACCGTTGTTTAACGGATATGTTGACTGATCCCACGTGACTTCTAAAAGTGTGTCATCTAAAGGATTTACGACAGTAGTACCAACAACTTCTGTCCCATCAGGTTGAGTTAAAAATAACAAACTCGATCCGTTAACGAATTTTTTAGGATATAGTTCTAGTACACTTAGCCAAGAGATTGGAAGACCTTGTCGGACGGGAATATCTAAAGTTGGTTCGTCGGGTATACTGCTTTCATTTTTACTTAATAATACAGCCTTGCTACCGTAAACTTGTAGATTGTAGTCAGTAATTGTAGTTCGTTCTTGCGATATTAAATTACTTAACCCAGTAGTTCCGTCGGTTAACGGGATTCCTAATCCTTCAATATATCTATCAGGTATAAATGTTGAATCAGAATATATGCTGGTAATAATGTTTGTAATAACACCAAGATGCTTAACTTTAACTGGCGGACTGATCCAAATTGGTGTCTCTAGAGCAAGAGTTGCTATGTCTATAGTAGACTCTGTTCCAGAAGGAATTGTTCTGTTAGACCATGTAGTGCTAGTTAAATTCAATGTACTAAGACTAGTCCAGTCTACATAATTGTCTGTAGTTTGTAATTCTAAACTAGGATTAAACAACACAAGAATTTGCTCTAAGATTTGTAATTTTTGGTCAGTATTTGTAGTCCAAATATCTGCCTTCATAGTTAATTTAAAAGGAGTTGGCATAAGACGTTCTACTGTATAATTTCTGCCTTGTCCTTGAGTATAATCCCCATTATCAATTTCTCTTTCTCGAATATGTAATTTTCCCACATAGGTACTGTCACTTAGTCTGTCCCTGTCAAGTTCTAAATTACTAATATAAATTGAAATTCTTGGAGCACTATTGACTACATTTTCGCTGTTTTGTCTTAATACTGTTGCAGATTGTCTGTCAGGATCTCCATACATTACTGGTACTCTATGTAAAGACCCGTCGCCAAATTTAACAACAAAATTACTGAAAACTCTAATAGTCTGCAGCAAATATCTTCTTATCTGTCCATCGTAAAAATGTTGCATTATAAATCTGCCTTTGGTCTAAGAGCTTTGCTAAGACTCTGTCGTTGTGCTTCTCTGTGATTACACAAACTAATTCTCCAAGTTCCGTCTTCGGGAATAACTTGTTGTATACTGTTAATTACAGGTAATGTAATCCTTAGTTTACCAGCATTATTACTAATAATAGGAGGATCATAATCTGAGAACTTGTAGCCAAACACTAGTACACTTTGTTTAAATTCAACAAATGGTGCTACTGTTGCAAATAGAATATTCGTATTAATAATATGAGATCCTTTAGTTAAGTCTATGAAATCAGATTCTACAATATCATTGTAAATGTAATTACTGTTATTAATGAATCCTGTCTTAAAGGTATTTCGAGTATCATTATTAGTCATTGTAGTACGAACATCATCTTCAACTTTAATCCACCTATGACCGTCGTATCTAAACAATCGATTTGGTAGAAAGTCCGTCCTAAGGAAAAAATCGTTAGCAAATGCTTCTAGAGGAAATTGAATCCCCGTCCCAAAAGAGTGTCCGTTTACAGGAAAGCCATCGCCAACTAGATATCCAGTGTAGCCTGTTCTTACAGGAACAGCTGATGAACCGTCGGACGATTCTGTTGTGTTGTCTGCACTTGGACTAGGATTGTCTGCAGTCCTGTTAATAATAGTTTTGCCAGAAGTTGGATCAACCGCTAGAGTAAAAAATTGTCTAGTTTCGTATCCGCTCTTTGCTGAATCTTGTTCTGCTTCAGCAAGTATAGTATCGTTAACTAACTGTACTTCTTTATTGTACGTGCTTAGTAAATCTTTTAATGTAGTGCCATCGGTCATTGGATCTCCGTTGGCATCTAAAGCTTCTTTGTTAAAAATGTCAGCAAACTGTTGACTATCTGTAACCTTTTTAAGTTTTAGTCTATACAAGTGAGGATACCATGTTGCACTAAATCCTTCACTGGCTCGACCTACATCTTCAATAACATAATATCTTGGTAGTGCAACATCAAAATCATTTAAAGCAAATTCGTCTTTTAAGTGTGGTAATTCTAAAACATCTCCGCTAAGAGGTTTCCTGCCTATATATTTTATAAAATCGTTTATGTGAACAGTCATATAGATTGTATCGTTATCAATAAACAATCCAAACTGACTAAGATTGAAATCAATATTTTGTACGTTGTACAGTCCTCTAATTCTGTAAATAGACGGGTCATATTTTCTATCTCTATTTTCTAAGAAAATTAGATCCTGTATTTGTGTATGGTCTTTTGCTACAATATTCCCGGCACTGTCAATAGCTTCAGTTCCGACATATTTGTGTAGATAGACATCAGTACCGCCAACCTGAAACATTTCAGAAATTTGGCGATCTATGAATTTGTAATCTTGCCCACGTTCGGGCTTGTATAATGATAATCGTGGCATATGAATATTTATCGCCAGATAAATATACTAGGAGAACTTAATATGGCAGATATTTACCCTGATGATCCAGGACTTTCGGACAGCACAATTGAACGTAACAGAGTTTTTGACTATGTTAGAACTATGCTGGGCGACGGCATGGTTGAAGTTGAACTAGATCCTAAGCACTATGAACTAGCACTTGATCGAGCGTTAACTAAATTTCGTCAGAGAAGCAGCAACTCTGTTGAAGAAAGTTATATGTTTTTAGAACTTATACAAGATGTAAACGAGTATCGATTGCCAAACGAAGTTATTCAAGTTCGTAATATTTTTAGAAGGGCTATAGGAAGTCGTAGCGGCAATGGCGCTGGCGGCACCCTTTTTGAACCATTTAACCTAGCATATACAAACAGCTATTTGCTAAGTGGGAGTATGATGGGCGGTCTAGCAACATATGATATGTTTGCAGGCTATCAAAAACTAGTAGGTCGTATGTTTGGTAGTTTTATAGAATATAATTGGAAACCTACAACTAAAACCCTTACAATACTCCAAAGACCATTTGCTCAAGGCGAACAAATACTCATACGCACATACAATTATCGACCAGATTTTGTTTTATTACAAGACATTTATTCTAAGCAATGGTTATACGATTATGCATTAGCAACCTGCAAACTAATACTAGGCGAAGCCCGTAGCAAGTTTGGTAGTATTGCAGGGCCGTCAAGTCCAATACAGTTAAATGGAACCGCATTAATGTCCGCTGGTAAAGAAGAAATTGAAAAACTTGAAAAAGAAATAAATGAACTAGTACCAGGTGGGATCCCGCTTACATTTGTAATTGGCTAAAAAATCTTTGACCTTTGTAGTAAATCTATTATACAATAATAGAAATTGCAGGGGATTTTATGATTATTGGTGTATGCGGTTTTATTGGTTCAGGCAAAGATACAGTTGCTGACTATCTAGTTAATTTCCATGGTTTTAGGCGAGAAAGTTTTGCCAATAGTCTCAAAGATGCTGTAGCGCATGTCTTTGGTTGGGATCGTACTTTACTTGAAGGCCGTACAAAACAAGCTCGAGAATGGCGCGAACAAGTTGATCCGTGGTGGGCAGACCGCCTAAACATGCCTACATTAACACCCCGTCTAATGTTACAGTTGTGGGGAACAGAAGTGTGCCGTAGGGGATTCCACGACGATATTTGGATTGCCAGTTTAGAAAACAAACTGCGCAATAGCAAAGACGATGTTGTTATTAGCGATTGCCGTTTTCCTAACGAAATTAAATCAATAAGAGATGCCGGCGGTACTATTGTGTGGGTAAGGCGCGGAGAATTACCAGAGTGGTATGATTGGGCGTTGAGGGCCAACCAAGGCGAAAACGGTAATATGTCTTGGGCTATCAGCAGACACAACTTAGAAAAAACTGGTATCCATGCTAGCGAAACTGCATGGGTTGGAACTAAATTTGATGCTGTTTTAGAAAATGACGGTAGTATCGACGATCTGTATGCTAAGATTAGAGATCTGGTACTAAATCACCCTGCCGCCAGCGAACGCCCTCTTTATGTAGAATCCTTTGGCAATTAGCACATACAGTTTTTAAATTACTGGTCCGGCAATTGTTTAAATTACCGTCAATATGAAATACATTAAATTGTTCTGAGTGTTTGCTTTTGTAACCGCATTTGTCACATTGTCCTTTTTTTGTGTAGCCGTGCTGTTGCCATCTTGCTTTCTTAGGAACAGCACCTCGTGAGCAGGTATCGCATTTTTTTCGATAAAAGATTTTTTCCTGTTTATAATAATTAACAGCACACGGCTTCTCGCCGCAGATTTTACATAAAGGACGCATACAATATTTATTAACCGCCCTTTTTCCTGCCCTTTTATAGTGCTAATACACGGCCAATTTCTCAGAATACACTAAATACAATTAGAACTCGTATTCATGGAGACAAAATATGGCCACACTCGATTCACCAGGCGTAAGCGTAACAGTAACTGACGAAAGTTTCTATACACCATCGGCACCTGGAACCGTACCTTTAATTATTGTCGCATCAGCTGAAAATAAGAAAAATGCAGCAGGAACAGGAACAGCTGCAGGAACATTAAAAGCTAATGCTGGCAAAGTTTATTTACTAACAAGTCAAAAAGAACTAATTGATACATTTGGTACACCTGTATTCAAAACAGATGCAAGCAACAACCCAATTCATGCTGGAGAACAAAACGAGTACGGACTCCAAACTGCTTACAGTTATTTAGGAACAAGCAACCGTGCTTATGTAGTTAGAGCAGACTTAGATCTAGGACAACTAGATAGAAGTGCTGATGCTCCTACAGGTAAACCTGCGAACGGCACACTATGGTTTGACACAGCAAATAGTCAATTTGGAGTGTTTGAATGGAATTCGGCTCCTGTAACTACTACCGGCGGTCAAACATTTAAAGTAAAATACCCAACAGTTATTACTGACTCTGCAAACTTAACTTCTGGTGCTCCTAAGGCAACTTTTGGTGTTGTAGGAGATTATGCTGTTGTTTCTACTACTACCTTGCATACATTATGGTATAAAAAAGGCACATCTGACACACCAGCTGGAACATGGGTTAGAGTTGGAGACGACGACTGGAAGCGTAGCTGGCCTTGTGCTCAAGGAACAGCACCAACTGGTACTTCAGCAACCGCAGACTCGATGGTTATTAACACCGTATCTATTAGCGGCTTTGACGGCCAGACAGGCACAACACTGCTAGAAAATGTAGCATCAGCAATTAATTCTAACCCAGCACTAGATCCAGAAGTTAAAGCTGCTGTGGTTAATGGTAGATTAGAGATTTATTCAAGCGTTGATGTTACAATTGCTGCACCTGTAACACCTGGTAATACTGGAGCACTTACAGCAAAAGTTGGTTTATCTGCAACAACCTATAAAGCAACAGCACTACAAATTAGTCCTCATACTAGTATTCCGTTGTTTAAAACAACAGACAATGCTGGTTCAGCTAATGGCATGCCAACAGGCTCAATTTGGGTTAAATCAACTAATCCTAACCTAGGTGCTGATTGGATTGTTAAGAAGTATAACTTATCTTCAGTAGCATGGCAAACTGTGCCAGCACGTTTATACAGCAATGCTGCATCTGCGCTTAACGGATTAGATCCACTAGGCGGCGGAATTAATCTAGCTACAGGCGCACTGTATGTAAAATATAACGATTCAGGCGCAACTCCAAACCAGCTAGCTGAATTTAAAATTTATGCTAGAAGCGCATCTGGCCCAACTGTAATTAAATCAGTTGCAGTAACTACAAATACTCTAGACACTACAAATTACGAATTTGATGTTTCTTATACCCAAGCTGGTTCATCTACCTACTCGTCAGCTGTAACTGTAGGATTTATTGGGCAAGGAACAGCTATTGATGCAACAAATTTTGTATCAGCATTCAACGCTGTACTAGCAGGTTCACCTGTTTCAGCAACAGTTGATGCTGAAACTAATCAAATTGTTATTACTCACAATAAAGGTGGCGACATTCTGTTTACAAACACAGAAGTTGACGACGTGCTAGCTGCATTGTTTACTGATGCAGGTTACGGAGCAGGCGATTTTATCAGCTCAACAGCAAACTGGTCTGCTAACACTAATGGGTTAGCTGGAAATTATGTTGCTAGTCTGTGGACAGCCACAGTTGGCGGTGTTGGCATTGCCGAAGCTAGCGCAACAGCACCTGCTAATATTCCAGAAAGCGGACGTTTATGGTATAACAGCAATCTTAATGAAGTCGATATCTTAGTTCATAACGGTGAAACTTGGGTAGGCTACAAGTATGCAGGCGGCGGCATTGCTGATGCTTCTCCGTTCTATACCGCTACACCATCACTACAAACAGATCCAGCAGGCCCTATTGTAAGTGCAACAAGACCTACAACACAGTCTGACGGAACACCGTTATCAGAAGGAGATCTGTGGATTGATTCTAGCGACACAGAAAATTATCCAAGGATATCTAAATTTAACTATCAAACTAAAAAATGGGTACTTGTAAATAATACCGATCAAACTACTGAAAACGGTATAGTATTTGCAGATGCTCGTTGGAGCAACAGTGGCGACGACGAAGAACCTGCTTCAATACAAGCATTGTTAACTAGTGAATTTTTAGACTTTGATGCACCTGATCCAGCACTATATCCACGTGGTACACTATTGTGGAATTTACGTAGATCAGGTAATAATGTTAAGAGATTTGTTCAAGATTACATCGACGTAAACGCAAGAAATCGCAGATACGGTGCGGGCGAAGGTGAACAAATGACTAGCTACTATCCACATCGTTGGGTAACAGCATCTGCAAACAATGACGATGGATCAGGAGCATTTGGTCGCAAATCTCAACGCAAAGTAGTAACACAAGCACTACAGGCGTTAGTAAGAACTAACCAACAAATTAGAGATGAAGAATCAAGAATTTTTAACTTGATTGCTTGTCCAGGTTACGCAGAACTAATCAAATCAATGGTTGAATTGAATTACGAAAGAGGAATCACAGCATTTGTTATCGGTGATACTCCTGCAAGATTAGCATCTGATGCTACTACTTTAAGTAATTGGGGAACCAATAGAGCCGCAGCAACTAACGACGGTGATCAAGGTTTGGTGACTAGTGATGAATACCTTGGAGTGTTTTATCCATGGGGCTATACTGTTGACAATACAGGAAGAAACATTGTTGTTCCACCAAGCCACATGATGTTAAGAACTGTCGCACTTAGCGATCAAGTTTCGTACCCATGGTTTGCTCCAGCAGGTACAAGACGCGGTGGTGTTACAAATGCTACAGCAGTTGGTTATGTAGACTCTACAACTGGCGAATTCCAGTCCGTAGCACTTAACAACGGCCAACGAGATACCTTACAAGCAGAAACTGTAAAAATTAATCCAATTACATTTATAACAGGTACAGGATTAGTTAACTACGGACAGAAGACACGTGCCAAAAATGCAAGTGCGCTTGATAGAATTAACGTAGCTCGATTAGTAATTTACCTACGTAGACAATTATCACAATTAGCTAAACCGTATGTGTTTGAACCTAATGACAAGATCACAAGAGACGAAATTAAAAATGCAACTGAAAGTCTATTATTAGAATTAGTTGGCCAACGTGCTCTTTATGATTATGTTGTTGTATGCGATACATCAAATAACACACCGTTTACAATTGATAGAAGTGAACTGTATCTTGATGTCGCAATTGAACCAGTAAAAGCAGTTGAATTTATATACATTCCGCTGCGTCTAAAGAACACTGGCGAAATACAAGCATCATCAAACAGATAATTAACGGAGCAGACAAATGGCAATAGCAAGTTTATCAAAATTCACAGTCCCGCTAGCATCTGATCAAAGTGCTAGCACACAAGGCATGTTGATGCCGAAGCTAAAGTTTCGCTTCCGCATAATGTTTGAAAATTTTGGGGTATCAGGATCAACTACTGAATTAACAAAACAAGTTAGTGAAGCAGCTCGTCCTAACGTACAGTTTGACGATCAAACAATTCCTGTATATAATTCAACAATTCACTATGCAGGCAGACCAAAATGGAATACATTTACAGTTAAGTTACGTGATGACGTAACGGGCGCAGTAAGTAAACTAGTTGGCGAGCAAATGCAGAAACAATTTGACTTCTTTGAACAAAGTTCAGCAGCTTCAGGCGGCGACTACAAGTTCTTGATGCGTATTGAAATGCTTGACGGCGGCAACGGACAATTTACACCAAATGTGTTAGAAACATGGGAGTGCTATGGTTGTTACATTACCCAAGCAAACTATAATGCATTAGGATACGGCGGTCAGGAATTATTAACTATTGATTTAACAATTCAGCCTGATAACTGTATTCAAGTAACAGGCGGTGCAGCAGCTCCGTTAGCTAGAAGAACAGGCACAGCAGCAACAGCTGCAGGTTCTTCAGGTACTTAATTAAAAAGCTCGCTTATAGCGAGCTTTTTTATAGGTGTTCATTATATGCGTAGTTTATTTTATTAATAAATATTAGTATGGCATTTACACCTACCTCATCATTAATTTCTGATCCTTCGACAAACCTTAGAGATCAGCAACACGCATCTCGTTTATTTGTAAACGATCAGTTTAGACTAGCACCTAAACACAAATTCCTATTCCATGTGTATTTTAGTATAAATCCAGCTACAGTTGCGGATATTAACTTAATACAACGCCATAAAAATGAGATAGGAATGCTAGTAAAGAGTGTAGACTTGCCCAACTATACAGTAACAGCAGAGACAGCACTTCAATATAATAGAAAGAAAAATATTCAGTTAACCCATAAATTTAATGAGATTCAAATATCGTTCCATGACGATAATATGGGTGTAGTTAATCAACTATGGCAAAATTATTATGCCTACTATTATGCCGATTCAAGGTCAGCATTTGAACCTGGTGCTTTTGGTAGAACTGCAACAAAAAACTTTGATTATATAAACAGTAGTTACGGTTTAGATAACGGAAGCAAAGCCCCATTCTTTAATAACATCACTATATACCAAATGGCTAGACACGAGTACGTGAGTTACAGGTTAGTCAATCCAATTATAACAGGGTGGAACCACAATAAGGTTGATTACGGACAAGTTGGGGTACACGACAACACAGTGAAACTTGCCTATGAAGCTGTAGCTTACGGGTCTGGGGCTGTTACTGACGGAGCTATTGAGGGGTTTGCCCGAGAGCATTATGATACAACTCCTAGCCCACTTCAAACAGGTGCCCCACAGGCCGCAACTGCATCACCGTCATTTTCAAATAGGATTTCTAACAATTCTGCAACGGCATTTCTAGATACATTAACTCAATCAATTAATGGGTATCAAAATACTAGCGAATTATCACCAACAGGAGTTAGTACTGTAACTTCTACAGCAACATCTACTGGTGGTATCCAAGGAATTTCCTTCCCCGGTGCTACAAACACTTCTCAGACAATACAAGCATCACAAGTAGATTTAAATAACGGATAAAAAATGAGTAATTTACCTTCAAGAGAAATATTAGATAGTAGTCAAGATACTAAAGAATTTTTTAACAAATATTTTAATAGAACTGTAAGTTTTCCTGCTGGAGAAATTGACGCGGTAGTTGGCTTTTTTTTAAAAAACGGTTTTGATGAGTCAAGTGCTGCAAGCACTAGTATTGTTTTATTAAATCAAGCTAGGCTTGATAATATAAGCGTTTTCCAGTTAGTTGATTCTTTGGAAAAATTGTCTGAAGTTGAATTAAGTCAAGTAGTTGCTCAAATTTTAAATACCTATCGAGAAAAGACTAGCTTATTAGGTTACAGAATTGCACCACTAGAAGATAACTTTGAGTCAAGAAATATTTTAATTTAAAATGCCTAATAAATTTGCAAAAGGTAAGTTTACAATAACTAAACCAGAAAAATACGTAGGAACAAAGATGCCTATGTATAGGAGTAGTTGGGAATGGTCATTCATGAGATTTTGCGATTCTAACGACAGTGTTCAAAAATGGGCAAGTGAAGCTGTTAGTATACCTTATAGAGATCCACTAACCGGTAGACAAACAATTTATGTTCCCGATTTTTTTATTCAGTATGTAGATAAATTTAATAAAATGCATGTTGAATTAATTGAGATTAAACCAGCAAGTCAGACTATTCTAGAGCGGGTTGGCAAAAACAAATACAACCAAGCACAATACGTAAAAAATCAAGCTAAATGGGCAGCTGCTAACCTGTGGTGTAAGCAGCAAGGCATTAAGTTTAGAATTATTAACGAAAATGATTTATTTCATCAGTAATTTGAATAAGTAAAGTATGACCAAAAAACTTGAAGATTTATTAAATTTGCCAGAAAGTAAAAAAATCATCAAAGATGAAGAAAAACAACAGGCAAAAGCTGAGATTGCAAAAACACAACCGTTTTTGCGAGATATGTCTGAATTTGACAAAATTAGTGCAGCGTTGCCCCAAGTAAAGGGATTAGGCGATGCTAGTGATAAAGAATTTGACGAGCTAGCCCAACGTGCAACTGACGCTTACGACGATTTAATAGATTTAGGCATGAACGTAGAAGCTAGATATTCAGCAAGAATTTTTGAAGTAGCTGGAACCATGCTCAAAAATGCTATTGATGCTAAAGCGGCAAAAGTTGATAAAAAATTAAAAATGATAGAATTGCAACTTAAAAAACAAAAAATAGACCAAGATTCTGCAAACACAGATGACGGCAACGGAATAAATTTAAACGGCGACGGGTATATTATTGCTGACCGTAATAGTCTTATAGAAAAACTTAAAAACATGAATAAATAATATATCAGGAATACATTATGAAATCATTTAAAGAATATTTAACAGAAAGCAAGCGAGTTTACGAATTCAAAGTAAAAATTGCCGGAGACTTTGAAAAAGCCGGCGATATGATTAAATCTGCCCTAGCACCATATAAGGTAGAGAGCGTCTCTGCAGGTAAACGCTTGCCTATAGCAGAAACCCACTCAGATTTTCCAAGCATTAAAAATACAAATGTTACAATTTTTGATGTAACCACAGCTTATCCTACAAATAGCGCAACTGTCCGAGCTGCTATTGCTGAAAAATGCGGATGTACACTAAATTCCGTTAAAGTTCGCACTCCAATGGAAGAAGCAGAGATTGCAATAAATCATGCTAACGATGAAAAGTCAGGTGAAGCACTCTTAGGTAAAGATTATGACACAGCAACAGAAGGACAAAAGTTAGTTGGCGAAAAACAGACAATGAGTTTATTAAAATCTTTAACTAAAGATAAAAAAACTTTAGAACAATATAAAGGTGTAAATGATCAATTGTTTGCCGAAGTAAAAACAGAGTCTCAAGATGCTGATAAACCTAAGATGAACACAAAAAGCCCTGTTGGAAGCTCAAAAGTTAAAAAACCAACAGCAAAAACTGTCGGAGCAAAATAAATGAACTTCCAAGAACTATACAACAAAATTAAACAACTAGACGAAACTGGTGACATGGTACCTCCAGCTGCAGT